TTGTATACAACACAAGCCCCTTGCTATTTCTCCCGAACAGAGTGATGAATGTAGTCAGAAAAGCAAGGGAGGAATGCACCATGGAAATCACGTACAACGCAATCGGCGCACGCCGCAAGGAACTGGTCAAGGCAGTCGCGGCCATCTTGGGCGCGAAGCCCGTCTACCTCGGCACGCCGAGCTTCGCCTACCAGGTCGGGGACATCGAGGTCACGCGGGACGGCGCGCTCCGCCTGCCGGACGGGATGGCGGCGCAGCCGCTCACGGAAGCCCTCGCGAAAGCGGGCTTCCACTACGAAGGGGAGGATGCCATGAAGACGGCAACGCAAGAGGACGGCGGAGCGGATGGAGCCGCTAAGGAAGAAACGCCGCAAGATGTCGCGGCGGGAGCGTCAGCATTGGAAAATGTGGAGCGCCCGGCTGCGGAGGGCGAGGGAACGGCGGTGGAGCCGCCTGCCGTCTCGAACGAGGAAGGCATTGAATCCGCGACGGCATCCGCAGAAACACACGATGAAGGCATCGGCCTCACGGTGGAATTGCCCGCCGCGCAGGTGAACGTCGAGCTCGTCGAAAAGCTCCTCGAAGCGAAGGGCGGGCTCATCCGCAAGGCGCTCGGCGTGACGGCGCTCCCAGTCGAAACGCACGAGGACAAGGTAGCGTTCCCTTGGTTCGCCAAGCAGCCGCCCGAGGACGAGCGCAAAGCGGCCATCGCATTCCTCGCCCACCTCGCCGCCTTCTCGAAGCACGCGAAGCGCGTGACGGCAAAAGCGAAGCCGGTCGCGAACGAGAAGTACGCTTTCCGCTGCTTCCTCCTGCGCCTCGGCTTCATCGGGAAGGAATGGAAGGACGAGCGCAAGACGCTCCTCAAGAACCTCTCGGGCTCCTCGGCCTTCCGCGACGGCCAGCCGCACGAACACGAAACGGAGTCCGAGGATGGGCAGGCGCAGGAGGTGACGGCATGAATGCGCCGTCGAAGGAACGGCTGGAGCGCCTGCGCAGGGCGTTCCCGCCGGGCCGGCGCGTGCGGCTCGTCCGCATGGAGGACGCGCAAGCGCCGCCCGCAGGGACGTGCGGGACGGTGCGCTTCGTGGACGATCTCGGGAGCATCCACATCGTCTGGGACACGGGCGGGAGCCTCGCCGCGCTGGACGGCGAGGACGTGGTGGAGCAGCTTTCAGAGGATTCCGAGCACGCCTGAGTATACACGAGAACCTTTCTCAATTCGCTTGCTATTTCTGTGCTTCAGAGTGATATATAGACACAACGAAAGGGGCAACGCCCCGAAGCACACACCCAGCAAGCGAATGGAGGAACCCACCATGAACGAGAAGCTCATCCAGCAAGTCGAAACCATGAAGACCCAGACCATTGGCGTCGAGGTCGAGATGAACCACATCGAGCGCCGCAAAGCCGCCCGCATCGCCGCCGACTACTTCGGCACGCAGCGCTACAAGAACACGGCGGAGCGCAACGGCTACAGCACCTGGAGCGCATGGGACGCGGACGGCAGGGAATGGAAATTCCAGAAGGACGTTTCCATCGCAGGGCCGGATGGCGAGAAATGCGAACTGGTGACGCCCATCCTCCGCTACGAGGACATCGCGACGCTCCAGGAGCTCTGCCGCCGCCTCCGCAAGGCCGGCGCGAAGAGCGACGCAAGCCGGGGCTGCGGCGTCCACATCCACATCGGCGCGGGAAAGCACACACCGCACACGCTCCGCAACCTCGCGAACATCATGGCGAGCCACGAACGCCTCCTCGCCGATGCCCTCCAGCTCGACGCCGGCCGCGTCGACCGCTACTGCCGCACGGTCGACCCCGAGTTCCTGCGCCTCCTCAACAAAGAGAAGCCGCGCACCATGCGGGCGCTGGCGGGCCTCTGGTACACCTCGCAGGGCGAAAGCTACGGACGCCACCAGCACTACAACGGCAGCCGCTACCATATGCTGAACCTGCACGCCACCTTCACGAAAGGCACGATCGAGTTCCGCCTTTTCCAATTCGACACGCCGGACGGCGAGCGCAAGGGCGGCATCCACGCAGGGCAGCTCAAGAGCTACATCCAGCTTTGCCTGGCACTCAGCCAGATGGCCCTCGCGGTCACGAAGGCGAGCCCGAAGGAACAGCAGAAGGAGAACCCCAAGTACGCGATGCGCACCTGGCTCCTCCGCCTCGGCTTCATCGGGGACGAATTCAAGACCGCCCGCGACTTCCTGACGCGGAACCTCGCAGGCGATACCGCCTTCCGCCACGGAAGATAACCTGCCGCAGGAGCTAGCCTCCTGCCACCTGGAGCCGCGAAAGCGGCCTTGAGGTGGTAGAAGGGTATCCCCTTCGGAAAGGAGAAACCAACCATGGAAAAGAAACTCTACATCGCCTACGGCAGCAACCTGAACCGCGCCCAGATGGCGTGGCGCTGCCCGAGCGCCCGCTTCGTCAAGACGGACGCCATCCCCGATTACCGCCTGCTCTTTCGCGGGAGCAAGACCGGTTCGTACCTCACGGTCGAGCCGATGCAGGGCCGCTCGGTGCCTGTCGCGATCTGGGAGGTCACGCCTGAGGACGAGGCCGCGCTCGATCGCTACGAAGGCTACCCGGCCTTCTACGACAAGGTCGAGGAAGAAAGCGGGCGCGGCTTCCTCTACGTGATGCAGCCGGGCCGCCCACTCGGGAAGCCCTCCCTGCGCTACGTCGAGACGTGCCTCGCGGGCTACCGCGACATGGGCTTCGACGAGGACATCCTCTGGGAAGCCATCCGCGAAACCATCCGCGAGAGCCGCCGTTGAACCCGCGCTGAACCAAGGCGGGACACACCGCCGACCGCCGAGAGGAGCCGCAAGGCTCCTTTCTTGTATACACGCAAAACCGCTTGCTATAAATCCCGTTCAGAGTGATTAATACACATGGGGAACGGAAAAGCCCCGAGCCGAACAACCACATTCTGAACGGAGGAACAAAGCCATGAAAACGCACATCGAGAAACTGGACGCCATCTTCAAGAACCACGCCTGCCCCACGCAGAAGGAACTGGGCATGAACGGCACGCTCGCAAGGGCGTACCTTTTCAGCCTGGAGGCGGGCAACGACTTGCCGGACTTCCACGACGTCATCTGGGACGAGGACGTCGACGGCATCCTCGAGGCCTGCAAAGCCTACGGCATCCGCGAGTTCACGATTTCCTGCAGCGCCTCGGGGCTGCTCGACAACCTCGCGGCCTTCACGGCGAAGGGCGCGAAGATTGACGGGATGGTCAAAATCAACGACCGCTTCACCGAGATCGGCAGCACCGAGAAGCGGAAGCTCAACGCCATCCAGCTGAGCATCTGAAGCCGAACAACCACCCGGACGGGAAGGGCCTGCGGGTCCTTTCCTCGTCGCACCGTTCGATTGTATACACACAAATCCGCTTGCTATTTCCGGCCCGCAGAGTGATATATAGACATGCAAGAAGGAAACACACCTGCAGCCAGAAAGGAGCAACCCATCATGTACACGCACGGAACCATCCAGATCGAAAACGAGACCTTCACCTACGACGCCAAGCACTTCGACGAGCCTTCGGAGTACGGCATCGAGGGCGGGCGCATCAGCAAGCTCGGCATCCGCAAGGGGCGCGAGGTGGTGCTGAACTACGACCGGGGCTGGGTCATCGAGCCCGAGACCGAAGGCGCACAGCTGGCGCTCCTGGCCATCTGCCAGAAGCTGAACTGAACACGAAAGCACCCGAGTGGGCGGGGCCGAGAGGCCCTGCTTGCTCGTTCGGAGATAAAGCAAGCCGCTCGTCGGGCGGCTTTTTTGATGGGCGGTTTAGGAAGGACGATGGGATTTTGCAAAAGCTGGAAAACTACGAGCCGACGCGCTTCATGCAACCGACCTCGCACTACGATAAGGCTGCGGCGGATTTCGCCGTGGCGTTTATCGAGAGCCTTTGCCACACGAAAGGCACATGGGCGGGGCAGCCGTTCGAGCTCATCGACTGGCAGGAGCGCATCGTCCGCGATATTTTCGGCGTGCTGAAGCCGAACGGCTACCGTCAATTCAACACGGCGTACATCGAGATTCCGAAGAAGCAGGGGAAGAGTGAACTGGCCGCGGCCGTCGCGCTCTTGCTCTGCTGCGGTGACGGGGAGCAACGCGCCGAAGTGTACGGCTGCGCGGCGGATCGGCAGCAGGCAAGCATCGTGTTCGAGGTCGCGGCGGACATGGTGCGGATGTGTCCGGCGCTTTCGCGGCGCGTGAAAATCCTCGCGTCGCAGAAGCGCATGATGTATCTTCCGACGAACAGTTTCTATCAAGTGCTCTCCGCCGAGGCCTACTCGAAGCACGGCTTCAACGTCCACGGCGTGGTGTTTGACGAGCTCCACACGCAGCCGAACCGGAAGCTCTTCGACGTCATGACAAAGGGCTCGGGCGATGCCCGTATGCAGCCGCTCTATTTCCTCATCACGACGGCAGGGACGGATACGCAGTCCATCTGCTACGAGACGCATCAGAAAGCGCAGGACATCCTTGAAGGGCGCAAGCACGATCCGACGTTTTATCCCGTCATCTACGGTGCGCCCTCGGATGCGGATTGGACGGCCCCCGAGGTGTGGGCGAAAGCGAACCCGTCGCTCGGCATCACGATCGGGCTCGACAAGGTGCAGGCGGCGTGCGAGTCGGCGAAGCAGAATCCCGGAGAGGAGAATGCGTTCCGCCAGCTGCGCTTGAACCAATGGGTGAAGCAGAGCATCCGCTGGATGCCGATGGCGAAATGGGATGCGTGCGCGTTTTCTGTTGATGAATCGGCGCTCGAAGGGCGCGTCTGCTACGGCGGGCTCGACCTTTCGTCAACGACAGACATCACGGCGTTCGTGCTTGTGTTCCCGCCGCGCACGGAGGCGGAGCGCTTCGTCGTGCTGCCGTATTTCTGGATTCCCGAGGAAAACGTCGACCTGCGTGTGCGGCGCGACCACGTCCCGTATGATACGTGGCAGCGGCAGGGCGTCCTCCAGACCACGGAGGGGAACGTCGTGCATTACGGCTTCATCGAGCAATTCATCGGGCGGCTCGGCGAACGCTTCCATATCCGCGAGATTGCGTTTGACCGCTGGGGAGCGGTGCAGATGGTGCAGAACCTCGAAGGCATGGGCTTCACCGTCGTGCCGTTCGGCCAGGGCTTCGCGTCGATGTCTCCGCCGACGAAAGAGCTCATGAAGCTCGTTCTCGAGCAGCGCATCGCCCACGGCGGTCATCCCGTCCTGCGGTGGAACATGGACAACATCTTCATCCGCACCGACCCGGCCGGCAACATCAAGGCCGACAAGCAGAAATCGACAGAAAAAATTGACGGGGCCATCGCGCTCATCATGGCGCTCGACCGCGCCATCCGCTGCGGCAACGAGGACGGCGAGAGCGTGTACGACAAGCGGGGCGT